AAATCATCGCAGTGGAAAAGAATGAACCTTTCGCCTGCGGTGTGTGGAAGCTGGGGGAGGAAATGCTTGATCTGGTTGAACTTTCCAATCAGAAAGCTCTGCTCTCTTACCGTGAATGCTGTGCCACCGGCAATTGGCCCACCGGCTACGAAGAAATCCGTACCATCGCATCACTCTAACTCTAACATAAAGGAAAAACTCTATGGGAATGCTTGATAACATTCAAACCGGCAAAGAAAACAAACCGCCCCGCATTATGATCTACGGCTCGGAGGGCGTGGGCAAGTCCACCTTCGGGGCATCCGCACCGGACGCCGTCTTTATCCAGACGGAAGACGGACTGTCTGAAATCGACTGCAAAAAGTTTCCTCTGGCGCACACGCTTTCCGAGGTCGTCAGCGAACTTACTGCTCTGCGTGATGAGCAGCACACTTTCCGCACCGTAGTCATCGACTCCGTTGACTGGTTGGAACGGATCATCTTTGATGAAGTGTGCAGAGAGTTCGGCGTCCGCAGCATTGAAAAGGCTGACGGCGGATATGGTCGCGGCTATGTTCACGCTCTTACTCACTGGCGCAAGATCCTGAATATCCTGCAGGAACTCCGGGATAAACGCGGCATGATGATTATTCTTGTTGCACACGCCAAAGTGGAACGCTTCGAAGATCCGGAAAACGCTGCCTATGACAGATATACTCCCCGTCTGCATAAACACGCCGCAAGTCTGATCGCCGAATGGGTGGATGCCGTCCTCTTTGCGAACAAAAAGTTCCGTGTCACCAAGGAAAATGCCGGATTCTCCGGGGAACGCGCCATCGCCGCTCCCATCGGAGCAGACGGCGGAGAACGTATCATCCGCACCGTTGGCAGTCCCGCTTGCATCGCAAAGAACCGTTTTGGCTTGCCTTCGGAAATTCCGTTGTCCTGGCAGGCGTTCATCGACGCTTACGCAAAAGTGGAGGCCGCCCATGCATGAAGTGATCCGTACCGCAAGCCGAACCATTCCCTGTGATCTTTGCGGGCTTCCTATTCAAAAAGGTGAAAAATTCCGCTTCATCAAACAGGAATACGGCGGTGAAAGCTATTGTGAACACATCCGCTGTCCACAGGCGAACGCCGTGGTTACTGTCCGCCCCGATGATCCGTTGCTCCCGAAAGTCAAACCCACACTTGCCCTGAATATGGCATAATCAAACAGAAAAGGAAAAAATTATATGGCTACCATCAATTTTAATGCAAATGAAGTCGAACCCTCAAACACTTTTGACGCAATCCCCGCTGGCAAATATCAGGCGGTGATCACCGATTCCGAGTTCCGTCCCAACCGTGCCGGAACCGGGGAGTACCTTCAGCTGGAATTTGAAATCATTGAAGGTGATTACAAGAACCGCAAGCTCTGGGCGCGACTCAATATGAACAACCCCAACTCTGAAGCAGTCCGCATTGCCCGTGCCGACCTTGCCGCAATTTGTCACGCTGTCAACGTCATGCAGCCCCGTGATACCATTGAGTTGCACAATCTTCCGTTGACTATTGTGGTCAAGTGCCGTAAGAATCAGGACGATGAAATCGTCAACGAAATCAAGGGATACGCCCCCAAAGCGTCGCTTTCCGGCGCAGTTTCCGCGACTCCGGCAACGACTGCCCCCAGCACCGCAAGCGGCAACAGTCAGCCCCCGTGGGCGAGATGACGGCAGAATTTGAACTGCCGTGGCCTCCAAGCGTGAACCATTATTACCGGCACATCGGTCATCGCGTGTTGATCAGCCGCGATGGTCGGCGTTACCGGGAGAATGTCGCAGGTAAACTTGCCGCAGAAAATGTGGCGAAGTTTACCGATCCAGTGGCACTTCATATTGAATTATATCCCCCTGACAACCGCAGGCGAGACGTGGACAATTCCCTGAAGTGCCTCCTGGACACCTTCACACACGGAGGGCTTTACGCCGATGACAGTCTGATCCACAAACTGACTGTTATCAAACGGGAACCAATGCCACCGGACGGGATGGCTTACATAAGGATAGAACCATGGAACGGAGACAAAATGGCGGACGCCAGCGGTACATTGTGCAGCAGTTTGTGAAGAACATTTCCGATGACACGGAACGGCTGGTCTGTTTCCTTTATATGCGGAATGCTTCGGACAGAGAGATCTGCAAGCAGCTGAAAATCAGTCAGGAACGGCTGGAAGAAATCAAACTCAAACTGGCAATCGATATGAAAAACGCCGGAATCAGGGTTTAAAATAAATCACTGTGTGTTCCGGTGCGGATTGTGGTCAAAACCAATCTGTCCTGCTGGACAAGATAAATCAATAACCAGTCCGGGTGAATATGACATTCACGAAAACCGTGAAGATTGCCACTTAATGCGTGATCACGGCATTTTTCCGGCAAAGGGGTTTCAGCAAGAAGCATATCAACGATATCCCACAAATCTTGCAGATCTTTGCCGGACTTTGCCATACGCTTGCAGTCCTTTTTGAACTGCGTGGTTTTCTGAAGAGTAAAGCTCATAAATCCAAATCTTTCTTGAGTTCCTCAACAGAAGAATAGGTTTTAGCATTAGGATCTTTCGCAAGCATAAGAGCTTCTTCCATGGCGGCGAGAGTCACCTTGTTGGGCTGTTTTCTGCGAACCTCAAAAGGCAAACCTTGAGCCTGCAATGCCTGATGCAGAAAGATGTTGAATGCTCCGGAAAGGGTCATTCCCAAATCAGAGAAGAGCTTTTCTGCATCTTCTTTGACTTGAGGATCCAATCTGACAGTAAAATTAGTTGTTTGTGTTCTGGGCATATCACACCTCCATAATGTTTCTACACTACAATATAGCACAAAATATGTGCTTTGCAAGTATTTTGCACACGAAAGGAGTAAAAAATTGGATTTAAGACCATATCAGCAGGCTGCGGTTGATGCGGTATACAACCACCTCCGCAGCAAAGACAACAATCCGTGCATCGTCCTTCCGACCGGATGCCATGCGAAAGATCACCCGATTTTAATGTATGATGGAACCATGCGGAAAGTTCAGGATGTAAAAGTCGGCGAACTTATCATGGGGGCAGATTCAACTCCCCGGAAGGTTCTGCACCTTGCACACGGGCATGAACAAATGGCAAAGATCATACCGTTAAAAGGAGAGCCTTTTGTCGTAAACATAAATCACATATTGTCTTTGGTAAGTACAAATGAAGGTAAGGCAGATTATTCCTGTTATCAGAAAGGGGGAGAAATTACAAATATAACAGTGAAGGAATATCTGACAAAATCTAAATCATGGAGACATTTGAGAAAACTGTATCGTGTTTCCGTTGAGTTTCCCAATCCCGGAAATCTTTCAATACCGCCACATATTCTTGGCCTTTTGCTGGGAGACGGGACTATGGGGCACTGTATCGGATTGACATCTGCCGATGAAGAACTCGGAGATGAATTTACCGAATACTGTCAGAGCATTGGTTGTGATGTGCGTGTAGGAGAAAATGACAAAGGTATTCCATGTTATTATGCTGTTGTTGAGAAAGGTGAACACAATCCATTGATGGATATGCTCGCTCATCTTGGATTGCGTGGTTACCGTTCCGGAAACAAATTTATCCCACAGGGTTATCTGACATCCTCGAAACAGGATCGTTTACAGTTACTTGCCGGATTACTGGACAGCGATGGCTTTTATGACGGCCACTGCTTGGATTTTGTGACAAAATCTAAAGAGCTTGCAGTTGATATTCTTTTTCTTGCCAGAAGCCTTGGTTTTATGGCAAATTGCATGGAAAAATATGCGTCTTGTCAGACAGGTGCTGGCGGATGGTACTATCGGATCAACATTTCCGGCGATTTATCTGTTATTCCGTGCCGCAGAAAACGTCATGTATTTAACAAAAGATTACAGAAAAAGAATGTTCTCCGGACGGGATTTTCTGTGGAACTGCTGCCGGAGGATGATTTTTACGGTTTTGAACTTGATGGAGACCATCTTTATGTTGATGGCAATTTCATGGTTCATCATAATACGGGGAAATCTGTTGTCATCGCAAAGATCGTTTCGGATGCCGTCTCTCAATGGGGCGGCAGAGCCTTGATCCTAGCACACGTCAAGGAATTATTGGAACAAAATGCCGGAAAAGTCAAAGCATTATGTCCGGAAATCCCCATCGGGATATTTTCAGCGGGGCTGAAAAGCCGGGATACAGACGAGCCGGTCATCGTTGCCGGTATTCAAAGTGTGTATGAAAAAGCGTGTGATCTCGGCGCATTCGACCTGATCATCGTTGACGAAGCACACCTTATCGCTCCTGACGGTGACGGGATGTACAGGACATTTCTCAAAGATATGAAGGTCATCAACCCCAAAGTCAAGGTGATCGGTTTGACTGCAACGCCGTTCCGATTGAAGGGTGGGCTTATCTGCCAGCCGGAGAACATCTTGAATGAAATCTGCTATGAAGCCGGACTCAAAGAGATGATCGCTCAAGGGTATCTATCACCTTTGATTTCTCGCTCCGGCAGATCGGAAGCAAAACTGGATGATTTACACATCCGCGGCGGCGAATTTATCAACGCCGAAGTGGAAGCGGCGATGGACAAGGACGACCTTGTAACTTCTGCCTGTCGGGAAATCGTGGATCTCACCCGTGAACGGAAATCAGTTCTGATTTTCTGCACATCGGTGGACCACTGCAAGCACGTGGCAGAAAAAATAACTGCCTTTTCCGGCAAAGAGTGTGCAATTGTGACCGGAGACACCAGTCCCGGTGAACGGGCAGAGATCCTTACCCGGTTTAAGGGTGAGTTTGTTCCGGCAGACCTTTTCGGAACGCCGAAGCCGCAGCTGAAGTTCTTATCCAATGTGAATGTTCTGACGACCGGCTTCGACGCCCCGAATACGGACTGCGTTGTCTTGTTGAGACCTACTAACTCCGCAGGATTGCTCATTCAGATGATCGGCAGAGGCACGCGATTATCGCCCCATACCGGCAAAACGGACTGTTTGGTATTGGACTATGGCGGCAATATTCTGCGTCACGGTCCGGTAGATATGATCCGCGTCAAGGAGCAAGGGGCTGGCAAAGGCGGTGATGCCCCGGCGAAAAAGTGTCCGCAGTGTTTGGCACTCATCCATGCCGGATACGCCGCTTGCCCTGAATGTAACTATGTGTTTCCGGTCAATGAGAATAACGATAAGATGACCAACACCGCCTCAAATGCCGGGGTGATTTCAGGTCAGGTGACCCGTACCGATTACGACGTGCATGGTGTTTACTACTGTACCCACGAAAAACGGTATGCAGAACCCGGAACACCACGGACTATGCGGATAGATTACTGCGTGGGCTTCAACGAGTACAAATCGGAGTGGGTATGCCCCGAACACACCGGATACGCCCGGAACAAGTTTGAAAAGTGGTGGAGCGAACGTGCCGCTTTCGGTACGCCTGTTCCGTCAACGGCAAAAGAGGCGGTCGCTTTGGCAAACCAGGGACTGCTGGCAGAACCAACGCAAATCACCGTCAAAACAGTTGCTGGCGAAAAGTTTGAACGAATCGTCAAGTGGCAGCTCAAAGACCGCCCTGTGATGCGGGAACCGGGGGATGACTCCGATGAAATCGGCGAATATCACTCCAACAGCCCCGGAGACTTGGGTGTATCTCAAGAGCCGGATTGGGACGATGAAGTTCCATTTTAACAGATAGCGATTTATCTGCAATCCCCGTAAAAACACATTAAAAGTCAAAACAACATACTTTAAGGAGAACACCCGATGGCTTGGGGAACTTATTACAAATTTGAGGGATATTTGTCCCGAATCAGCAAGAGTCAGCTGGAAAGCAAGCTCGAAGAATGTCAGCAAATCAACGATATGCTCTGGCGTGAGATCCTGGCGTACATGGCAGCCACTCCACCCGCAACGGCAAAGGACTGCGAGGGCGAGGAATATCCGTATCCGGAATATCTGGCAATGAAAATCCGGGAACTGCGTGAAGAGATCGAAGAGAACGCAACCCTTATGGCACGAATCAACGACTGCCTTGAAGCGATGCGTGAAAATCCTGAAAATGTTACGGAGGGCTGATTATGGCAAGAGACTGTACTGAACATATCGAACGCTCCCGGAAACGGATCGCAAAATGCCTGAACCTTCTGGAAGCTGTACATGGCGAGCTTGAATTTGTCTTTGAGCAGAATCCGGATTGGAACCCGGACATCAAGTGGCAAGTGGAAGAAGCCGCCTGTAAGCTGGGCTTCACCCTTGCAACCCTTTCAAACTGGTACGATGACGAGGAGGAATAATTATGGCAACAAGAGGAATTATCGCAATTGAAAATCCGGATAAAACCGTGTCGGCAATCTATGTTCATTTTGACATGTATCTGGACGGAGCGGGCATCACACTGACTTCTCATTATAACACGCAGGAGCGGGTGGAACAACTGTTGGCTCTCGGCAATTTGTCAAGCCTTGGTGATCGCATTTCCAAAGATGATCCCGAAGCAGATGCACGGGACACCTGTATCGCTTATCATCGGGATTATGGCGAAGCTGAACAGCCTGCCGAAGTCTGGAATTCTGCGGAAGAACTGTTGAATAACGCCAGCGACAGATATTGGGCAGAGTATGTGTATCTCTACCGCAACGGCGAATGGGTGTATGACACTCCCAGCCGGAAGTATAACTGGAAATCTGTAAAACAGGCGTTGGAGGAATAACTTATGACAAAAATCAACTGGAACATTACCGATCAGGAACTGAAACAGGAAATGGTGAGCAGCGATAACCGCTGGCATATCTCAAAAACACAGAAGGGCGAGGAGGAAAGCAAGTTCTTTCTGACCAACTATGACCTTTTGCTCACTCCCCACGGAAGCGGTCCCGACTATAAGGTCTGTTTTGAGACCTTCATCGAAAACTGCGACCAGTATATCGAAAAAATCAAAAAAATCCAGCAGGAGGCACGGGAACACATGACCATTATGCTGGAAGCTGCAAAGGAGCTTACAAATGAAGATTGAAGAAGTTATTTCCCTTGTTATGACCGAACTCAACCGGGCTGAAGAGGCACACCCCGACTGGCCCAAAGATGATGTCAGAGCTGCTGCGGTGGTCGCCGAAGAGTCCGGGGAACTGGTTAAGGCTGTTCTTGATCACGAAGAAAAGAACACCTCCCGGTACGCAATTATCACTGAAGCTGTGCAGACTGCCGCCTCTGCGATCCGCTTCCTGAAAAACTTTGAGGAGAAAAACAATGGCTGAACTGTTCACCTACAAATTCCGCAAGATGCCTGTCCGTATTGTTCGACTGGATAACGGCAAAAACTACTTTGTCATCCGGGATATCTGCAACATCCTCGGCTTCAGCAATCCCAACCGTATTCTGGCGCAGTACACCGAAAATGTGCCGCTGTATGAGCGTATCCGCACTCCCGGAGGTCTTCAGGTTGTCCGCCTTGTTCCCCGTGAGGATGTGGAACGTATCCTTGCCCCCAACAACGGTCGCAAGGCTCTGCTTCTGGAACGCTGGCTGATGAAAAACATCTTCCCGGCACTGGAAGCAGATGAAATGGCTCTGGCACAAGTTCGCTCCCTTGTGGTTGGCTTTGTTTCTGCAATGCACACCATTATGACGGAGCAGTATTTTGCAGATAAATACGGAGGCTGTAATGGTCGATGCAAATGAAATAACAAAAGCGTTGCATCTCTGGTTCGCTCCAGGAGATGTGTTTGAAGTCCGGGTGCTTGACGCTGTGACCAGAGATTATCGCCGGGAACACGTGGAGTCGGGATACTTTGACTTTGAACACATTCAGGCTGTTCCAGAAGCATTGAACGCGCTTATGTCCTACCGGGGCGTTTATGTGACGGTCAACCCGGTCAATCCCGATCTGCTTGCCCGTGCGGTGAATCGCATCCGTCCGGCAGGAAAAAATCCGACTACCACGGACGCCGATGTAATCTGCCGCAGATGGCTCTTAATCGACTGCGATGCAGAGCGTCCCTCCGGCGTATCTTCTTCCGATAAAGAACACGAAGCGGCTGTGGCGAAAGCCGAAGAAGTCCGTGCCGGTCTTGCTTCTCTTGGCTGGGCAGAACCCTTGATGATAGACTCCGGCAATGGGGCGCAGTTGATGTACCGAATTGAACTCCCCACGCAGGACGACGCTCTGGTACAAAAGTGTGTAGCGTCCATTGCTGCTGCCTCTTCAGCAGAGGTAAAAATCGACCTGACCGTCCATAACGCCGCCCGTATCTGGCGACTTCCCGGTACGATGAACTGCAAGGGCGACTCCATTCCCAGCCGTCCGCACCGCATGGCGCACATCCTCCATGCCCCGGACAAACTGGAAATCATCACACATAAACAGTTGCAAAGTATTGTAATTTCTGACGAAAATTACAGTGCAAATGACGGCTCAAGTGACGGGTATATCCCGTCAGATTTCAATATCGACCAGTGGATTTCAGATCATTGCCCGGAACTTGGTCAAGCCCAGCCGTGGAAAGGCGGACGCAGATGGATCTTTCCAGTTTGCCCGTTCAATGATGCACACAATAATAAGTCTGCTGTGCTGATCGAGCAACCCTCCGGGGCGATTGCTTTCAAGTGTCACCACAATGGCTGTGTTGGAAATGACTGGCAGAAACTCCGTGAGCTGAAAGAACCCGGCTGTTACGACCGCCCCCAGCAAGATACATCCGGCGTTGATCTTTCCGGACTGCTTTCGCCGCAAAGTAAGCCTGTGGACGAAGTTACGGAGAAAAAGGAAGAATCTTTGTTTCCCAATCCGGGACCGCTTCCTGATAAACTGCTGTCGATTCCCGGCTTCATTGATGATGTAGTCAACCTTTCTATGGCAACCGCACCATATCCCAATAAAGTATTGTCTTTTACCGGGGCATTGGCGTTCCTCGCTTTCCTTGTTGGACGCAAGGTTCAGGATCGCCGGGACAATCGCAGTAATGTGTATCTGATCTCTCTTGCTGATTCCGGGACAGGTAAAGATCACCCCCGAAAGGTGAATTTCAACATCGGATTTCATATCGGGGTAACTGGTTCAATCGGTGATGCATTCTCATCCGGTGAAGGCTTGGAAGATGCTCTTTTTATGCATCCCTCCATGCTTTTTCAGGCGGACGAGTTCGACTGTATCTTCAATACCATGAAGTACAGCAAGGATGCCCGTGGCGAATCCATCAATGAAAAACTGCTGAAATTTTATGGCGCAGCCAACACGATCTATCCCATGCGAAAAAAGGCGATCGCAAAGAAAAAAGATGGCTCTGCGGAAGAGTGTTCCCATATCATCAACCCTAATCTGGTGGTGCTGGGGACGGCGATCCCAAAGTATTTTTATGAGTCTCTTTCAAAGCGTGTTCTGGAAAACGGTCTGGTTGCTCGTTGTATCATTATTGAAGCAGGCAAGCGTGGCGAAGCCGGAAACGCAAGCCCCATCACTCCGTCAGATTCCATCTTGCGGGCTGCGAAGTATTGGGCTGAATACAGTTTGCAGGGCAATCTGTCCAGTGAATACCCACGACCGCTGATTATTTCTGAATCGCCGGAAGCATCGGCAATGCTCAAAGAAGTTCAAACCGAGTGCGACAAGCGGTATTCTTTCTTTGAAAGCAAGCAGGAATCCGGTGCTATGGCTCTCTGGGCGCGTGCCTTTGAGAAAGTGTGTAAACTTGCCATGCTTCACGGAATCAGCACCAGTATCTACAGTCCGCAGATCACCAAAGAGTCTGTAAAATGGGCGTGGAAGTTCGTAGATCACCTGACACGTCGTATGCTCTTTATGGCACACTCTTATATATATGAAAATGTGTTTGAGGAGAAATGCCGGAAAGTAATCAGGGCGTTGGATGATGCCGGAGGTTCAATGGGGCATAGCGCACTCCTGCGGAAGTCCCACGAATCCAACGATGTGTTCAAAAAGGTCATCGAAACGCTCTATGAAGCCGGGAACATTGAAATCGACATCGACCGGGGCAAGACCAAACCGTCAAAGATCTACCGGTTAGTTCTCAGATAAATTGTTCCGGAAAGTTATCATTCACATTTTCAACGGGCAAAATGAGACCGGGAAAAGATAAGTTTCCGGGGAAGTTGTGAATTATCTTGTGAACTATCTTTTTGAAAGAAAGAGTATATAATAAGTAGAAAATATATATTTTTTTATTCTTTCTTTTAAATAATTCACAAGTTCCAAGGGGTTCTCGCACCTCTCTCTGAAAGTGGGTGTGTATGTATAGAGCCCGGAAGAATCTTATTTTCTTTTTCTGACTCTTTTTCTGCCTCGCAAGAAGGAACGAACATGAATTTGTATGCCAATGCTCACGATGTGCTGCCAGCACCGCTGCTCCGTGAGGTGCAGAAGCACTGGCAAGGCACTCTTTATGTACCTCCTCCGTTATGCTCAAGCTCAAATGACCGGGCGTTGAACGCCATCCGTTCAGGACTTCCGGCAAAGGAGGTCGCTGAACAATGCGGTATATCCATCCGCAGGGTCTATCAAATCGCTCAAACTATGGGTGATGAGAACCCATACGCCACAAAACGCCCACAGTTGCCCCGTGTTGCCGCTTCACCGGAAGTGGAGTAACGGCTTGCCTTGCCGGGAGATGCCCCCCAGAAAGGGCGTTTCTGGGCGCGCTGGCGGGCTTCGTGCCGGAGGGGGCGATTATGAGGCGGCAAGGGTCGATATGTGCTTGCTGATCAAATGGTTCCCCCCTATGGGGATATTTGAGAGGGCGCGCGGAAGGACTCGGCATATCAAGCAGAGTTGGTTGCGGACCGATAAAACGAGCGTAAACGGCACGCCCACAAAGCCCCAGAAATGCCCCTGTAACGCTTGAAAGCACTTTCACCGATAACGGTTGCAGATTGCTCGCAACTGCCGCCAGCGGGGCTGTTTTGGGTTATTCCGGCAATAAAAATGTGTCGTAGTTCTCCGGTGTCAAAATTTCTGTTTGAGCGTCTGGATATGCATTGCGGAATGCTAACGGTATCTTGGCTTTGGATGCTGGATTCGCTTTCATTTCCC